GTTCCTTCCTTCACTAAAATATCTTCTTCGTGTAGCAGTTCATCGACTACAAATGCAGTTGTTGTACCATCCGCTGTGAAAGTTTCCGTCGCTACCTTGCTCTTGCTCACCACATATCTATCTATTGTGAATGCTATGTGCTTGAAATTCAATGCCTTGTCTTTAATCCTCTTTTTAACCAAGGCAGATGTTCCAGGTTTACAGTAACAGATAGGTACTGCCGTCACGTATCCCAATGGTGCCAAGTCTCCTGACTGTGTGGTCTTCATCCACAGTGGTAGGTAATCCCATTCCTTGTGTCCTAAACTCTTCATTCTGGACCTCATGTTGGCCACCGCGTTTGGATAAATTGTTTCTATGAATCCTAGGTCAGCACTCAGTTGATTTGCATATCTAACTTTAGATCCTGATGTGCTGAACGCAAGACCCCCGTCTGTGGTCACTTCGTAATCTACATAGTCGGCCGTCGCATTCATGCTGGATGCTCTAGCACCTAACATGGGTTTGATTACTGCATCTCTTAATCTAATTGAGCTAGAAACTGATTCACCTTTTTTATTGACCATTGTGTCTTTGATTTCGATGTACACTACTTCGTATTTGGTTGTTGTGCCTTCCTTGGCCACTGCAGTCTTCAAGTCTCCGAAGTACAATGTTTTGGGAGCATGATTTTGTTCCATCTGTTGTTGAAATAAAGTGAGTGTCTGTGCTTCAAGACCTGACATCATCAACATTTCAGGTTTAACCTTCATGCCAAAATTTACATCTTCTGGCCTGTATATATTATCTACCGAGTTGATGTTTGGATCTTGTGCTATGCTGTAAAATATGTTTTGATCAATAAATGATGTGGCGTGTCCGGACATGTTTCCGTATTCCACTTGAGTATACGGAATGTCTATGTTCAGTGTGAACTCTTTGGATGTTGCCGCTGATTGGTATTGATCACTCACCGTGACCGTGAACGTGAATGCCCTTGTGGAATCTGTGAAATCACTTGGGTCTATTGTGCCAATAAGATTACCTTGTTCTGATAAAGTGATTCCTGTTGGTAAAGATCCTGCGGTAACTGAATAACTCAATACTCTATTTGTTTCTTCTGCGACTGCTTCCACTGATAATGTGCTTGGTATATCTGCCTTCAATGTTCCGATAACGGTTGGTGTTGTGAATGCTATACCTATATCAATTTCTCCAATGACTTTCATGGTAAAAGTCTGATCTGTGAATACGTTGACTCCTGTGGTAACAACTCTGTTTGCTCTTACAGTAAATGTGTAAGTCGTTTCTACCGCTGACTGTCTGGCCAGTGTGCCATACAGTTCTCCCGAGTTGGTGTCAATCGAAACACCTGCTGGTAATGATCCTGACTGTATTGAATATTCGAGATCACCTTGTAACGGGTCGAAGTCTTCGACATCTATTTTGACAACCAATGCATTGTCGTGTCTGAAAGTACCAAGATCTGATCCTGTCCTGAACACCGGTCTTCTGTTGGCACTCAAGTCCATGGTCAGAGGTGAACTATCAATCTCTGTTGCATCTATTGTGATTGCTGTATTTGAAACTCTCCAGAAGTCTGCTGAATAAACAAATATTGAATTGTTTTGTTCAACAAAACTTGTTCCATCTGAAACACGAACAATGAAATCAAAATTCTTGCTTATACTTTTTGATGTTACAGTCCTGTCAAATGTGCCATCGAATCCATCATCGTTATCGCTTCCGTCATATCCTCCACGCTGTCCAAATTTCTGATCATCTGTAAGTTCTACTATGCCTGATATCAATCCTGCTTTGCTCATGGTCACACCTGGTGGCAGTGAGCCTTGTGATATCTCGTAGACTAATGTCTGGCCCGCCCTTGTATCGGAATCAGTGGCCTGCATCTGCAATGAAACACTTGATCCGTCTATCACCCAGTAAAGTCCAACACTGGTACTATCGTCTAGTTGTAGTTGTCCTGCGGCTGTTGTGAATACAGGTGTATCAGCACCCTGTACATCTAATGAAAATGTCCTGTCTGTGATAGCGGTACCGGCCGTGGCTCGCACGACGAAGGTGTAAAGAGTTCTCTTGGCAACCTCAGCCGGAGTACCTGTCAAGAGCCCATCTGTGGTGACCTGCATTCCTGCTGGTAGGCTCCCTGCTATCACGGAGTAAGTTATGGCCGTTGAATCGCCAATAGCGACTGGGTCATTCGCTTCTAGTTGAAGAGAATATGCGACTTGCTCGTCTATGGTTGCAATTTTACCTGCAGTGGTAGACCACACTGGTGTTGCCATTACTGTACTCCTTACAAGGGTATTTATTGGCGATTACCTGCTATTATTCTGTGTACGAATCCAGTGTTCTAGGTGCTGTTGGAGGCCTTCACGTGTGATTTTGTCCTGCTCACGTCGTATGGCCTCCTCCAAGCGTTTGATCTCGGAATGTGCAGACTTGTGCCTGTTACGGTCGTTCCTGTGTTTCCTCATTTTTCCTTAATTAAGGATTTGTTTTTAATGGACTACTATGCGTTAATCGTTACGTTCTGTGAGGCAAGTACTACCCAACCGTTTGCGCCATAGATCAGTGTAACTGAATCATGCACAGCGTCCATCGTGATCGATGTGCCGTTTGCAAACGTTGTCGGTGTGATGGTTGCGTTACCGCCGTCCACACCCATAGTGATTATTTTCACCTGACCCACTGTACCATTTGCTAGTGAGTATGCATCTGCGCCAGTTGTTGTGAGCTCAGTGAACAATGTTGTAAGATTGATTGCACCCGCACCACTGATGGTCTGTCTGCTACCAATGAATGCACCTGCCACAGTCAAGTCACCTTGTGCGGCCACATTGGCACCGGTCATTGACAATGCAGTTGTATTTCCTGATTTGATTTCAAGGTTGCCGGCAGAGTTGGAAAGAATAGCAAAATTTGTACCGTCGTCTTTCAAATATATGTCGCCCGCACCAGCATCAATTACCACATACCCAGAAACATCAAATGACAAATTGCCTGTTCTTTTGATTGTTTCTGTTGTGATGTCGATCGCTCCTGTACCATCTGTGCCAATTTTCAGATCGGCATTTGAAACGTGAGTGGTTATAGCATTGTCTGTTATAGAAACTTGATCAAGAATAACAGATCCCGTACCAAGTGTTTCAAGATGGATGTCTGCGTTGGTGTTGGCCGCTATAATTTTTGCACCATCACCAAGTAATATTTGTGTTTCTGCGTACAATGTGCTCGTAGTCAATGTGCTAGGCACCGACACGTTGGAACCACCTATTGTGACCGAACCTGTGCCGTTTGGATTGATGTTGATTCCGCCATTGCTGTTTGTGGCAATTATACCGTTTCCGTTTATTGAAATGTTATCTACATCAAATTGTCCATCTACAACAACGTTTCCTGTTATTGTTTGTCCAATAGTGGTCATTGCCTTTTTGACATCTACCACACCTGTGCCATTTGCACTCAATTCAAGATTGGCATTTGAAGCCAATGTTGTTACAGTGTTATCTTTAATTCTTACACCTTCAACGTCTAGTTGTCCCGTGATTGTGTGCGTTCCAGTTGTTGTTATGTCTGCTGTTGTGAGTGTTCCACCCACTGTTGCGTTTGCAAGTACTTTTACTGCTCCTGTACCACTGCCGTCTAATTCTAGATCTGCGTTTGAGGCGTTGGCTATGATAGTGTTGTCGTTTAGTGTAATTCCATTAATAGCAACAGCACCGGTCATGGTCGCCGCGTTTATTGTTGGATTTGTTAAAACTTTGTTAGTTAGTGTTTGAGATCCTGTCAGTGTAGCAACAGTTGAATCTATGTTCAATGTGACTGTTTGACTGCCTGCCACCGATGTTAACCCTGTTCCACCTGCGATGGTCAATGACTGTGAGTCTAGGTCAACTGCACCTGTTCCAGAATCACCTGCTAAATCTAAATCTTGTGCTGTAACTTGTGAATCAACATATGTTTTAATTGCACCTTGTGTGGCTAATAGTGTTGCACTTGATCCTAATGCACCATTATCGATGCCTGTGACAGTTGCACCTGTTGCCAATGCTAAACTTGTTGATAAAGTTGTTGCACCTGATACATTCAATGTACCATCAACTACTAATCCTTCGTTTATATTAATAGTAGAAGAATCATCAGAACTGATCGTTGTGCCTGCTATTCGCACTGCCGAAGCGATAACTCCACCTGTGCCTGCTGGTAAAATTCTTATGTCTTCGTTTGATCTTGTTGATATGATGTTGTGACCATTGACATCTAGGTTGTTTGCCAATGTTTTTGAATCATCATCCGTACCGTAAAGTTCCACGAAGTTGTCGTTTATCTTGTCAAATGCTGTTCTTAACGGATCACCTGTGCCATCGTTTGCACTTGATCCAATGTTGATGTTTTGTCTAGCCATACTTTATATTAATCCTTTTTGTTATGGGTATTTATTGTAAATTCTATAAACCTAATGTAATTATTATAGGTCTATTAGTGTTCTCTGGAATTTGAACACTGTACTATCACTGGTAATATTAGTAGCCAACAGCCTAACATTGCCGTCGTCGATGTCTGCGGTGAATGTGCATAATGGATCTGTGTATGAAGTCGTTGATCCAAACACAGTCAGGTATGCTTCTATTGTGCTGTCAGCACTTGGACCGTGTATCAGGTTGGCTTCCACTATCTCGAATCTGCCGTTGGTTGCGTCTGATATAGAGATGAAGTATTTTGCACTTCTGTATGTGGCAGAAGCAAAACTATCTACTACGGAAGAAGCGGATGACGCCACTGTTGTAGTGTTGTCATTGATGTCTGAATGGTTAAGAGTTGTACTTGCAGTTGCAAATCCTAAATTGCCTGATCCGTCTGTTTTAAGAAGTTGGTTTGCCGAACCATCTGAGGCTGGCATAGATAACCCATTCACAGATACTGTTCCTGAACCGTTTCCTGAAAGTTCTAGGTCAGCATTGGAAGTGGTTGTTATGGTGTTGTCACTTATAGTCACACCGTCGATTGCGGCAGACGTGTTAGCCGTGATTGTTGTAAAAGTTCCTGCGGCAGGTGTGGTTGCACCTATAGTTGTGTTGTCGATCGTGCCACCATTGATGTCCGCTTTGGTGATCACAACGTTTCCTGTACCTGATGCAGACAACTTCAGATCAGAGTTTGATACTGTCGTCTTTATCTCGTTGTCAGTAAGGTTGATATTAGAATCTATTGTGAGGTCCACTATGGCAACTGTTCCTGTGCCGCTTGGACTTAGCACTAGATCATCGTTTGATCTGTCCGCTGATATGTTGTTTCCGCTGATAGAAATACCTTCGTTGAATAGGGGTGATGCGTACACTTCCGTGAACATGGTGTTCACGTTCTGCATAGCCGATCTTAGCGTATCGCCAGTGCCGTCGTTTGCGTTTGATCCTACATTTAGCGTAATCTTTGCCATGTTATGCCTTTAAAATTCTCCTAACAAATTTTAGGGTTTGTGTTGTAGTGTTATTTACTTTCGCCCGCACCCTTATGTCGCCACTGTTTACAATGGCAGTAAATTCTAATGAATCATATACAGTTGATCCGTCTCCAGTGCCGTTGTCCACACCACCAAACACACTGATGTAAGCATTTGAACCGTCGTGTGTGACGTTTGCCTCAATGAGACTGTATCTATTGTTTGTCCCATCGGAAATTTGTATTAGATAATTTGCACCTCTATAGGTCGATGCACTGAATGTGTCAAAAGTCTGGGCCACACTATTGCCGGTGATTGTGTCAGTTCCGTCAGTCAAGTCGGAGTTGTCAAAAAGTATCGGTGATGTGAAAAAAGACAGTTGTCCACTGCCGTTCGTCTGTAGAACCTGGTTAGATGCTCCGTCACTGGTCGGAAACTTAATGCCATCGAAAGATACGGTGCCAGTGCCAGCGCCTGTAAGTTCTAGGTTGGCGTTGGTAGTGGTTGTGATCGTGTTGTCCGTGATAACAACACCATCCACAGTGGTTGTTCCTGATGTGGTCAGCGTGGTGAAAGTGGCCGCACCTGTGGTCGTCCCACCTATCACTGTGTCGTCAATTGTGCCTTCGTTGACGTCGACCTGCTCTATAGATACAGATCCTGTGCCATTCGCGGTCAGTATAAGATCAGCGTTTGAAGTGTTTACTTTGATATCATTGTCTGATAAATTAATAGCCGAGTCTATAGTAAGGTCACTGATCTGCACAGTGCCCGTTCCGTTGCCTGCAAGTTCTAAGTCGGCGTTAGACTGTGTGGCACTGATCACGTTGCCGTCGAATGATATTTGTGATAGTGAGAAGTTTGGTGTGGCATATACTTCAGTGAAGTTGTTGTTGATCTTTATGCCGGATAGTCTGATAGTATCGCCTGTACCATCGTCGGCCTGTGCTCCGATGTTGATTACTTCCTGGGCCATGTTAGATACTCGCTAGTGTGATCTTTTTCCATATCACTGTTGAACCATCATAGTTTCCAGTGCATACATATAAGTTCGTTGTGTCCCAAGATATAGATCCTGCTACGTCACCTGTGTTTCCTACAGCAGTAGCAGTCTTCGTAGTCTTGATCACAAGTCTATCTGCTTCTATCTGTACCTGTCCTGTACCATTTGGATCCAGTATTATGTTTCCATTTGTATCGGCACTTAATAGGGTGTTGCCTGACATCTGTAGGTCACCGGCCAACTCAGCAAAATTGCTATTGACCTTGGTCATAGCGGTACGTAATGTATCGCCCGTCGCTGGATTTCCTGCTGTTCCTGTGTCTATCGTTAATCTTGCCATAATGTGTTATTCGTATTTATTAAATAGTAATATGTTCATAGAAACCCTAAAGACGATGAAGTTGTACAAGAGGGAGAGCAAACTGGGTACCATGCACAACTACCACAGGAAGAACCTGATCTATGTGTTCAAGTGCGATGCCTGTTCAGAGACATTCATGAGGCCCAAGAGCAAGGTTGATCCAGATCGTGCCTCAAATGACTACAAGCACGTGTGTAATAAATGTGATTCCAAGAAATTTGCACAGTCAGTGGGTGTCAAGATGCGTCGGGTGTATCAGTTGGACGCCAGCAGTACCAAGACCCTATAAGGATCTCCATTTGATATCATCACCATTGCCATCTATCCATCTCTGTAGGTCGGCGTATATGCCACACTTGATGTTGGGTTGATCGCAGTACCAACGCAGGAACGGATTGCCTTCGAGGTATTCTTTTCTGTTGATGAAGTAGAAATTTGTTTTGGGAAATTTCCTAAATGTCTGTCTTAATTGATACATCCACTCGTATTTCAAGTATGCTTTCATGCTCTCACGTCCTGGGTAATTGATCGAATCCTTATAGATGTTGTTCTGTATTCTGCTGGGGGTGTCCATCTCCCACTGCTGGGCACCCATTATGTCGAACGCCATGATCACAATATTTTTCATTCCTGACTCAGCGGCCATTAGTACGGCACTGCAACCTGATCCCCGTGCCTTTGAGAAGTCATTGGTCTTGATCTTGCCACCCTTCTTGATGTCACCGCCTCTCCACACTCTATAAATCTTCAGTCCTTCGGGTATGTCGTGTTCGTGGTCCCCATCACAGATGTAGTTCCAGTTGCTGATGTCATCTGGACCGTGTATGTGTGGAGATTCCTTGCCGCCATTGTGCCACTTGGCCAGTTCCTCGTACATGGGAGTATTCACTGCCACAATGTGATCACACAGCATAGGATGGTCTCGGTATATGGCGTTACACCCATATATCGTTCCGTGTCCTCGTAAATTATCTATTGGAAAAATATTTCTTGATTCACCGTTGCCTATTATGAAAGCGGTATCCATTATATGCCAAACGATTCT